GTTGCCTAACATTGAATTTGCCAAGCAGTTTGCAAAAGACCGATTGCAACCATTGTTTGCAAATGCCGATTGCTTCAACGGAATCATTGAAGACCCAAAGCGAGGTGATAAGCAGAACACCTTGCTGCATAGAAGTTTTGTGGGCGGACGGCTCACGCTTGCACCAGCCACCACTGCAACCGCTCTGGCGTCCAAGGCCATCCGTCTTTTAGTCGCAGATGAGATTGACCGTTTTGAGCATTCGGCAGGAATCGAAGGCGACCCAGTTGACTTGGCGATTCAAAGAACCGTCACCTTTGCCCATTCTCGCAGAATTCTTCTGACCAGTACGCCAACCTTGAAAGGCGTAAGCCGCATTGAAAAAGCTTTTGACGATTCGCGCCAATCCTTCTTTTTTGTGCCATGTCCATATTGCAAGGAATTTCAGCGGTTGGTTTGGTCAAACGTCCGGTGGCAACACAACGAACCGGAAACTGCTCACTACGAATGCGAGCAGTGTCAAAAGTCTTGGACAGAAGGCGAGCGATTAGCCAGTTTACAGTCAGGCGAATGGCGCGAGAAGTACCCACACCGCAAGACCAAAGGCTACCATCTCAGTGGCTTATACTCGCCTTGGGTTAGTCTGGTTGATTCAGTAACACGATTTCTGGAAGTCAAGAGTGACCCAGAGCGGTTGAAGGTTTGGACGAATGTTTATTTAGCTGAAACTTGGGAAGACCAAGGCGAAACCATAGACGAACACGGACTTTACAACAGGCGAGAAGTCTACAAAGCACCAGCGCCAGCAGAAGTCTTGGTGATTACGGCAGGAATCGACGTTCAAGACGATAGATTGGAAGTGACGTTTCTGGGAACAGGCAAGGATAACGAAGGATTCATACTTGACCACCAGATTCTGCATTCAGATCCGGCAGCGCCACAAACTTGGATTCAATTAGACAAACTTCTCAAAGAACGCTGGCGTTGTGCGGATGGGCATGAGTTGCCAGTGCAAGCGGCTTGTATCGACTCCGGTGGACATTTCACGCAAGCGGTTTATGAATTTGTGAGAAGCCGAACAACTGCGAGAATCTATGCAATCAAAGGCGTAGGTGGCGAGGGCAAGCCACCAATCGGTAGGCCAAGCCGCAACAATTCCGGCAGAATCAAACTCTTTCCGGTTGGGGTGGACACGATCAAACAAGCGATTTTCGGAAGGCTCAGAATAGCAAGCGGACCCGAAGCGTTGCGGTTTCCGAGACACTTAGATGAAGAATATTTCGCACAACTCACGGCTGAGAAAATCGTCACCAAGTACCATAAAGGCTTTCCAAGGCGCGAATGGATAAAAATCAGACCACGGAATGAAGCCTTGGATTGTTTAGTTTATAGTTTAGCAGCACTTAGTTCGCTAAACATTCGAGATTGGAAAAGACTACAAAGAACTGCTAAAGTACATGAAACTGTTGAAGAAACCGTTGCCCAACCTGAACCACAACCACAACGAAGAACTTTGAAACCTGCGCGAAGACCTAACAACTGGATTCAAAGGTTTTAGTATGCGACACCGAAGAAACCGATATTTGACACCAAAACAGTTGGCTGCTGAGTTGGACGTCAGCGAGCGAACAGCCTACCGATTCTGTGAATCCGGCTTAGTTCCGGCTTACAAAGTTGGCGGAAGCTGGAGAATTGAATCAAACACATCATATCTTGACCTATTTGCTAAACTTCAATAGCTTATTCTGTACTGGTGTCCTACCAGTCCTTGCCCTAGTGCATTGAATGAAAAGCCATTTGACTGTCGTTCCTGCAAGATTGAACAGTCAAGTGCTACGACTCATGCGTTTCTGCGCACCCGTAAAAAAGCCGCTCGGACTGTCGTTCCGCCAAGATTGACCAGTCCGGTGGCTTGCTCAACTCGCCAATTCTGCCAATTCTGCCAATCCTGCCCACAAGCTTGAAGTTCTGCGCTAACAATAGCGCATGGCAACCAATCTTTTTGACCGCGCAAATTACCCCACAACGGAACCTGACCGTCTTGTAGCTGGTGAACGCTGGCTTTGGCGCAAGGACGATCTCGCTTCTGATTATCCTCCCGATTCTTATCAGCTCAAGTATTTCGGCAGAAGCCAAGAAGCTTCGAGTACCGAGATTGCGATCACGGCTGTTGAAGCCGATTCAACCTACTATATCGAAGTCTCATCCGCAGACACGCAAGCCTACCCAACCGGACAGATTACTTGGCAAGCCTGGATTGTTCGGACCAGTGACGATCAGAAAATCAAGGTTAGCGAAGGCCAATGGTTCATTGACCAAGACACAGACGTTGCCCACGATCCGCGCACTCACGCTGAAATCATGTTGCAGAAGATTCAATCTCTTCTCGAAGGCCGCGCAGATAATGACGTTGAAGAGTATTCAATCGGCAACCGTTCACTGACGAAGCTTTCAATCACAGACCTGATGAAGTGGCGCGACTACTATAAGAGCGAAGTCATCAAGGAACGCCAGCAAGCTCGCGTTAGAAGTGGGAAACGTCCTGGCAACATGGTGAAGGTTGAGTTCAGGAGGGCCGGATGATTCAAGAGGCAATGTGGTGGCTCACCGATAGAGTGCATAGGCCAGCACCAGAGAATCCAAGCCCAAAGCAGAAAAAGCGTCGATATGACGGAGCAGCAGGTTCAAGATTCTTGGCGGATTTTGTCGGCTCAACCACAAGCTCAGACGCAGAATTACAATATTCGCTTCGCAGACTTCGAGACAGAGCCAGAGAACTTTGCCGCAATGACGATTATGCCAGGCGTTACCTGCAACTTATGAGTTCTAACGTAGTTGGCGAGCATGGCTTTACACTGCAAAGCAGAGCCAGAAATCTCAATGAGCCGAATGTTGGACAATTAGATGCTGCTGGCAATGAAATCATTGAAAGAGCGTTTCGACGTTGGGGCAAATCCTGTTCCGCAAATCAGCGTCAGTCTTGGCTAGATATTCAGCGATTAGTCATACAGGGACTTTGTCGAGACGGTGAAATCCTGATTCGTTTTGTTCGTGGGAAGCGTTGGCGTGACGGACTCGCACTTCAGGTGCTAGAGCCGGATTATTTGGATGAAGAATATTTCACCACAGAGCCAAGAGGCCGCAGAGTGGTGATGGGCGTTGAGTTGGATGAGTTCGACGCACCAGTTGCTTACTACTTGAAATTAGGCCAAGGCCATCCGTTTGACACCTTTGGACAACGAAGAAGCGACAAAAGGACAAGAGTTCCGGCTGAAGAAATCCTGCACATTTACCTACCAGACAGAGCGCAACAGACCAGAGGCGTTAGCTGGTTCGCGTCAGCGATGACGCGAATGAGAATCCTTTCAGGCTATGAAGAAGCCGAACTGATTGCAGCTCGAACCGCAGCCGCAAAGATGGGGTTTTTGGTTTCGCCAGACGGTGAAGGCTTCATTGGAGACGAAAGCGCAGACGGCAACCAGATCATGTCAGGCGAACCTGGAAGTATTCAACAGCTTCCGGCTGGAATGAGCTTTCAAGAGTGGAATCCTAGCCATCCAACCAGTGCTTACGCTGAATTTCACAAAGGCATTTTGCGAGGCATCGCTTCCGGCTTGGGCATCAGCTACACCAGCCTGAGTAACAATCTCGAAGGCGTCAGTTATTCGTCGATTCGGCAAGGTGCACTAGAAGAACGCGATTTATACCGTCAGATTCAAAGCTTTTTGATTCAGCACCTTTGCGAGCCTGTTGCTCAAGAGTGGCTAAAGATGGCAATGACTTCCGGCTCAATCCCAATCCCAATCACTAGATACGACAAGTTCAGCAACACCTTGGAATTCCGAGGCAGAGGTTTCAGTTGGGTGGACCCAGCAAAAGAGATTCGAGCCGAAGTCGAAGCAGTTCGGAATGGCTTTAAGTCACTGAATGACGTTGCCAGACAATACGGGCGTGACGTCGAAGAGGTGTTCCAGCAAATGCAGAACGACAAGGCAATGGCAGAGCGTTATGGAATCAGCCTAGCCTTTGAACCTTTGGGTTCGCCTCATGGTCCTGTTGAGCCAGAGGTTGAATAGTGGCGGAAAACCACAAACCAACCGAGGGCATGATTTCCGAGGCAAACCGTGGCCTAGAGTGGAGAAAAGAATTTGGCAGAGGCGGAACCAGTGTCGGAATCGCCAGAGCCAGAGACATCAGCAACGGCAAGAGCCTGCCACTGGCAACCGTCAAGAGAATGAAGTCCTTTTTCGCGAGGCATGAAGTTGACAAAAAAGCTGAAGGATTCAGACCAGGAGAGAAAGGTTATCCAAGTAATGGCAGAATCGCCTGGGCTTTGTGGGGTGGGGATGCTGGCAAAAGTTGGTCAGAAAAAATCGTGAATCAAAGCGAGAGAAACATGGATTTAACTAGCATGACCGAAAGACACGTCATTGACGTTGAAGAAACGCAAGACGAGTACATTGTGGCGTTTGCCAAGGCTGAACAAGTCGCAGAAGAGACGGAAGAAAGAGAAGTGGAACAAGTCGAGACAAGAGACTTACCAGTTCAAACGCAATACCGCACCGGAAGCGTTCGCATGATGGATGACGAGTCTGACCGTCGAGTGATGATGTCGATTAGCTCAACGAATCCGGTTGAAAGAGAATTTGGTTACGAGGTGCTGGAACACAATGCCGGAAGTGTAGACATGGAATTCATGTCTTCAGGCAAAGCGCCACTGCTTTTAGACCATGACGCAAGACAGCAGATTGGAGTTGTCGAAAGAGCCTACGTCGATAAAGACAAACTCAGAGCGCAAGTGAGATTTAGCAAATCCGCAATGGCCGAAGAAGTTTACCGTGACGTAGTGGATGGCATTCGAGGCAATGTTTCGATTGGCTACCAAATTCAAGGCATGACGAAAGACGAGAACGGTTACAAAGACAAACCGCTTTATCGGGTGAGTTCTTTTAAGCCATTGGAAGTTTCAATGGTTTCCATTCCTGCTGACTCTACTGTCGGAGTGGGCAGAGCATACAAGCCGGAAGCTTCCGGTGATGATAACAACTCAGCAATCAAAGGAGAACCTATGCAAGCTGAAGTAGTTAAAGAGCCGGAAGTTCAAGTACGGCAAGAAGACCAGTTGAAAGAATACCGCAACCAATCCAGTCAGATTCTCGAGCTGGGCAAGCGGCACGATGAATATGATTTAGCGTTTCGCGCACTTCAAGAAGAAAAGTCACTAGCTGAATTCCAGGCCATGCTTTTAGAGAAGAAGACTTCCAAGCCAATCGACTTTTCAGTTGACGCCTCACCAAAAGAGAAGCGCAACTATAGCTTGGTGCGAGCGATTCAAGCAGCAGATGCAAAAGATTGGAGCAAGGCCGGATTTGAACTCGAAGTTTCTAAGGAACTGGCAAAGAAGCAAAGCCGACAACCAAAAGGCTTCTTTGTTCCTGACTTTGGCTGGCAGACCAGAACGGTTTCCACCGCAGCAGGCGCAACTTTTGGCGCAGGAAGCAACATTGTGCCGGAAGACTACCGAGGTGACCGCTTTATCGACGCCTTGATTTCAACCAGCATCCTTGGGCAAGTGGGCGCAACCGTTCTGAACGGATTGCAAGGAAATGTTGCGATTCCCAAAATTAGCACCAGCACCGCAGCAGCTTTCATTGCGGAAGGCGGTTCAGTTGGAAACAACGAGCCTGACTTCGCGCAAGTCACTATGACCCCAAAGCTTCTGGCGAACAAGGTTGCCGTGACACGCGAGTTGATGATTCAGTCTGACCCATCCGTTGAGCAGTTAATTCGCAACAACATGGTCCGAATTTTCGCGGCAAAAATCGACAACGTTGCGCTCAAAGGTGGCGGATCAAACGAGCCTACGGGAATTCTAGGCACAAGCGGAATCGGTGACGTTTCCTCTGGCGGAACCTCTGGCAACGCCAATCTGACGTATGGCAATGTCGTTGATATTATGACGGAAGTTAGCCAGGACAACGCTCTGCTTGGCAACCTGCGATGGGTAACTCATCCAGCGGTTGTAGGCAAACTGATGCAAACACTGGTTGCTGCGTCAACGGATTCCAGAATGATCATGTCTGGACCTGACAGCATGATGGGTTATCCGGTTGTTCAGACAACCCAAGCACCTTCAAGCTCGCCTTACTCGCTGATTTTCGGGAACTTTAGCGATCTGTACATTGGCTTCTTCTCAGCGCTCGACGTTCTCGTAGATCCGTATGGCAGTGCAGGTACAGCCACAACAAATCTGTATTTCTACCAGGACTGCGACATTGCGGTGGCTCACGCTGAATCCTTCGCAGCCGCGCAGGATGTGACCGTTGCGTAAGTGTTCCAATTAGACGAGCTTGCAGGATGGGGTAAAAACCGTCCTGCAATTCTTTTGTGTGGCGGACCTTCTGCGCCTAGCGATTTAGCGAAAGCCAAGGCGCAGATAGGTTCAAAAGATTACGACTTAGCCGGAGTCAATAATCACGGCTTACTTTTTCTTGGCGAGCTGGCTTGGTCTTACGCGCATGACGTGAGGATGGTCAAACACCTTCAAGAGTACGATACGCCAGCAATTGTTCACCATGACCCAAAGAATTTAAGAGACAAAGACATTCACGGTGGAATTGTCCCATTCATTCGGCTGTCAGGACCAGAAGCTCTTTGGACCGCAGACTTTTTTGACTACTCAGAAATTCATGTTTGCGGTGTCGATTTCTACACTGGGCCGCGCAGATACTGGCATCAGTGGGACTTAGACAAGAAACCAACCAGAGTCCAAGAGGATCAGCAAGGTAAGTGGATTGAGGCGAGAGACTTAATGAAGAATCCAGCAAGAGTGATTGTTTATAACGAAAGGCTTCAAAGGATATTCCAATGAAGATTCAGATTATTCGAGGAACCGTTGCGAACGGTGGACCTGTCAGAGTGGGCCAAGTCATTAGCGTTGACCCCAAAGAAGCACAGCAACTGGTGAACATGGGCAAGGCTGTTGTTTACGAAAACAGAGCCAAAGGCTTGGACGAGGCAGAAGCGCCACCAGTGACCACTCGAACGACTAAAACCGCACGCAAGCCTAAGAAATGAGCGTTGAAACTGCTGCTGATCGAACAGCACTTTTGGCAGACTACGGAACCACTGTGACAAAGGCGGACGCAAGCACATTCACAGGGATTTTTGACAACGACTTTCTTGCAGTCGATTTGGACGAGTCAGAAGTCGAAAGCTCAGAGCCAACACTACTAGCCAGAACCGCTGACGTTTCCAGCCTAGCGCATGGCGACACTCTGACGATCAGCGCAGTCAACTACACGGTTCGAGGGATTCAGCCGGATGGCACCGGAATGACGCAAATCATGTTGGGTGTGTAATGGCGCATAAACGAGCGCAAATCAAAGCAAGAATCCAAACGGTTCTGACCGGACTAGCGACAACAGGAAACAATGTCTTTCTCTCAAGAACTTATCCAATCGCAACCAGTGATTTGCCTGGGCTGCTGATTTACGCAAATTCTGAAAGCATTGAACGACTAGAGATTGGCATTCAAAACCGTCAGCAGAGAAACCTCGACTTGGTGGTTGAAGCGGTTGCGAAAGGCAACACCGCAGAAAGCACTTTGGACACAATCACGGTTGAAGTCGAAGAAGCAATGGCGAACGACCAGACACTCAATGGGCTGGCAATAGATTCTCGCATCACTGATACGCAGATCCGGCAAGCGTCTGCTGAAAGTGAGTTTTTCATAGCCTCATTACGGTATGAGATTCTTTACCGTACAACTGAAAACGATGTCGAATAATAAGGAGACAAAATGGCAATTCCAGATCGTTACTTACGGTTAAGAAGTTCTCAACCGTATATTACAACCGAATCAACTGCTGGCAGTTATGTCGCAGTTTCCGCTTCTGACGGATTCACCACAACCGAACCTTTGGCACTAAGTCAGACGTTTAACACAAGCGACATTTCCGAAGTCGGCACAAGACTTTTGCAGAACAGAAGTTTTGTGAAT